TTGTTAATATAAATGAATTTTGATAATGTGTCCAATCAATCTGAAATGACTTATCTAACAATCCGTTATTAACAGCTCGTATCACTTCATTGAGAGCATTAACTGTGTATAATGTATTGGTTTCTTTTTTTCTGTGTATACTTATAGTATTTTGTCCTCTTCGATCTGACTGCGATGCATTATATGTGCAATACAATGAATTTGGATTAGTATCCGCAGAAAATACAAAAATTCTTCTTTCTGGTATATCGTAGTTTTGTTGTATGTATTCGGTTACTATATTTAAGTTAGCCAAATGAGCAAATGTGCATAGTAATTGTGTTTTCACTCATTATCCTTTACTTGCAAATAAGTTTTTATAATTTGCTTCTATAACACCACCGTTAATTGCAACATTGGCTAATACTGTATCTACATCCAATGATTCAAAATCTATTTGATATACATATATATCTGCAGGATTTTTACTGCTAGTATTAATTATATATCCACCATCTCCGGGTTTTATTTGTAATTTTTCTCGCAATATGTTTGTTAAAAGTGCCGCGGCTGCTGCTTTTGGATCATAAGTATCATCTCGCAAATTTAATGATTGTTTTACTAATTCAATTTGCGAAAATAAAGTTTTAAATATAGGAAACATTTCAATTAACTGTGCCTTAGCTGGTAACGAGTCTACTGATTTAAATGTTTGAAATGCATCTGTTAATTCTTTGCCTCCAAATGCCAAATCTGAATAAACTTTTGTGGAATCTTTCGGATTGAATGTTTTTGCTAATGTATGTATACCAAAAATAATTGATACTAATTGTCTAGTTTCTTTAAACTTTTGAAATCTACCTAATCCTATCCTAGCATTGTGCGATGGATAACTTTTTACTTCGGCATTATCATTATCAATTGTTAAATCTGGCTGATCATCTCCTCGGTTATCAATTGTATTAACTGATGGATTTTGATATTGATACAGCCAATATAGTGCAATCTCCCCTTTTCCGATTATAGCCGAATTCATCGTTTCAGGCCAAAGCTTTTTGAATATCGCAGCATCATTAGAATTTAATGCAATCGGGCCGGCATCTAAATTATAGTTACCGGTAACTTGTGGTATTTCTGCATCGGGTTGCAGTCCTAATCGTTCTCGTATCGCTGAGTCATAATCTGAAGAACTCTCTGTTAAAGTATATTTTTCGTTACTAGTTTCCTGTTCCGTAGTAAATATATCTTCATTAACCGCATCATCATAAATACCCATAGCTCGTCGAACTATGTGACTTGCTTCTGATTCAGTTATACTAGTTAATTCTAATAGTACATCTCGTAGTATATCATAATCCTGAGATGTTGTTGGGTAGCCATGCGGCAAACGGAACCTCCATTCCGTTATAATAGAGTCTAAAATCATAACGCGATACTATTCATTTTACTATAAATATTACCTACGCTCATTTTTATAGGAAAATTTCCACCTTGCATTATATTTTTTATTTGTGGTAAAACTGCGGTTGCTTCATGCACCGGAACATCGAATAATAGTGAGTCGTATGTATATAGAATTAGTTTAGTTTCGTATGATTTTATGTATTTTATTATTTGCTGAATTTTCTGAACTGATACTTCTGTTTCTACTGCTTGCAAGTAATAATTAAATAGCTTATAAGCAGTCATATTTTCAACTCCTTCTGCAAATATTTTTCTTTTTAAAATTGGCGTTTGTATGTATTTTTTTGATTTCCATGTTTTCCATAAGTCATATACTAATTCATTAACTTTTGCAAAGAATGGAATAGATAAAAATTCTTTATCGATACCCCCGTATAGTAAACGAAAAGATATTTGTTTGCTCTGATCGTATTGTTCGGTAGTCAATTCTGTAGTATCAAAATAAAATTTACCAAAGTATTCATGCACAGATCCTGCAGGTAAATTGTATCCAATTAATCGTCCTATCAGTCTAATATGATATGCATCAAAATCCATTTCTACCAGTGCACCGTTTTCAAAACGGGAAACAAATGCATCTCTGGTACCATCTTCTTTATTCATAGCCGCAAAATTGAATCCTCTTGATGCGTTACTAGGTCTTCCAGTAACAGTATGATAATTGTAATTAGAATACACAAAACCATCAGTAACAATTTCTGGCATTCGAAATTCTTCAGTTACATGTAGTCCAGCTGATTCTATCTGTGCAAATGTTTCTGGATATATTGCATTGAATTGTAAATAAGATTCATCTAGTTTTGCGTTCATACACATTGGCCAGGCATAATGTCGAACTTTTTGACACATTGCTAAATGTTGTTGTATGGGAACTATGGTATTAACATACTGCATTGCTGGGTGCCTTCTCCAATAAAATTGGTGAGCTGCGGTATAATAATGAGTTTCATCATAGGCTTCTCCATAAGTATACCACCACAAAGTTTTAATGTCGTATACGTTGTTGTTTCCGCCCAATTGAATCCATTGTTTCTTGTCCAAAACAAATATATCAGTTAAGTCCAAAAAGCGATGTAAATGTTCTGAAAAGCCTGTTATTTGTTCAGTATGCCGGATAGGAATGATTCGTTCAACATCATCTTCAGTATATATGTATATACAACATATTGAGTTATTAACTGAATGCAATGATGGATTGCATGTTACTGGAACTAGTAATGTTTTGCGATCTTTAATGTATTCAAATACATTATCTATTTCTATAGTATGATCCATTACCATACTATAATATTATAAAATAACTATTAAGAATCCAAATTAAAAATTAATATCTTTTGGAACTATGAAATCTGTATCAGAATAAAACTGTAAATAATTTGTTAGATATAAACTAATACCTGGCATTTGTTTTTCGGCACCATCAACTGCTCGTTTATTTTTTGTTTGAACTCCATAATTAGTTACTACACCAAATTCGTCATCTACTGATCCGGCTATATACCATTTCAATGTTATCATATCATATAATACGTTATCAATACGCATAGATATCCAATCATTGTATTGTAATTCAGAAACTTCTATGATTATAGATTCATTGCGTTTTTTACAAAAGTATCTGGTAATGTATCCTAAATTATAATCTGTTAATGTAGTTACTATTTTATATGGTTGAACGGATGTATAAGTTTTAGGTGTATTATATTTTAATAAATCATACTTATACTTTAAAGTATTAGTATCTACATATGTAACTAATTTCTTTGATAATTTAGAATCCCAGACTGGTTTCGTATAAACTTCTCCAGTTGTGTATTTATGATACAATCCAATATACTCAACAGAATCTTCTGTCATCCATTCACCACCGAATGTATATTGATTTGGTATGATTTCATCTAATGAATATCTTATTTTCAATCGGGCCATATTATCTATTGAATTTAGGTCGCATTATACATTTAATTTTAGTAGTCCACTCTCCAGTATTATTAATAGTATGTATTATGCTAATGATACTAAATGTTGTATTGGTTTTATATCTAGCAGGTAGTGCATCGAATTGTAAAGCATCGCCATACTTAAATCCATTAATGCCATCAATAGTAAATTCCACTTCAACTGGATATACTGGAGATATCATTTGTGCTGCTCGTTTTAAACTATCATCCGGATATTGCACATATTTTCGTAGTGCTGTTTCTAATGTAATTTTACTCTGTGCATTTGTAAGATTAAAGTTCTCTTTAGCTGTTGCCAATTCCTGTTTATATTTTTTATGAAATTCTGTATATTGTTTTTCATAATCTTTAACTTTGTCCGGTGGTACAGATGATTGTATTACATCTTGAAAGCCGTTTTGATTAATCGTACGAGTTATATTAACATTATTATACATAAAACTCATAAATGGAGCAATCATTTCTTCTGATATAGTAGAACTTTGATTAATAGTATACATTAGTGATTGCATATTTTGTGGAAGTTTACTTTGCATTTTAACTTCTCTAGTAATAGTTCCATATGGATGATTTGCAAACATTGGAACAGAATATGGTACAACTTTATACATGTCGCCTAAATAATTTGCATCATAATACAACATAATATCTTCTGTACGGTCGTATGATAATGTTATAAGTTTCATATTAACAGCGCCGCCTGTTGCATTAAGAATAACTGAACTTATACGTTCAAAAAATTTAGATACATTAAAATCATTTTTATTTGTTTTTAAACTATCATATATAGATTTTACAACATTTAAATTTATTAATATCCTAGATGGGTGCCCAACAATCATATTCTTTTCTGGATGATTATCATAAAAACTTCCTAGTTCACTACTAGTTAATTTTATTTCATTATACCATTTTGAAGGACGTTTTTCAGATTGTTGTTTCGGGCCATATACATCAGTGCCGGTTATTGAATTCTTCGAACTAGGCAACCATATATTTTCGGGATCTGCAGATACTAATTCTTCAAAATTACTACTAAAACAAATTGTTTCTGTACAATATACTATAGCACGCGGTGCAGTAGATTGCTGTTTTGATATTAACATACGATTAACTAAATCTACTAAATATCCTAGAGTTACGTATCGTTGCTTGTTATTATTCCAATCTGTAAAATACACCCAACTATAATCTTTTCTATTACCTGTATAAGTTTTTCCGACACCGGCATATGCAAATTTTACCGGAGAATTTGTATCAGGTGCTGGTATGAGTCGTAATGATTCAAACTCATTGTATATTTCTTCATAAAATGATTTCAACACTTCATTTCCAGTGTCTTCCTCCTTTTTAACAACAAACATGGAAACATCAGTATATACATCTGACTTTCCTCTTAAATATAATGTTAGTTCAACAGAACCGTCTTGTCGATATGTATAATCAAATGATATTATAAGACCATCAAAAACTACTTCATTTAATTTTGGTAATCTAGTAGTTTCTTCTCGTACAGTTGCTCGTAATTGTTCTATACCGGTGGGCAGCGGATCTGTACGTAAGTATGCATCTTTATTTGCTAGCGCCGTTTCTGGATGAGCAATCTTCATTCGTATTGCACGACCTGGCCTACCAAATACAGATTCTACGAATGTTAAATCACGATCTGGATTTGGTATTATTAATAGTATAGTAGCCGAATTTAATAATCCAAATGAATGGTCATTTAATTGTATTTCAGCAGATGATATAAATGGAGGTATTCTATAAGAATTATCGGTTACAGAAGTTTCAACTGGCACCGTTCCTGATTTGTCTATAGTTTTCCAAGTTTTAGAATTTAAAAATCCTGACTTGCCCCCGGCAACGTATGCATCAGTTGTAACCTCACGACCGCCCAATGAATACAATGCTGTTTTATATTCTTGATCTTGATATGCTGTTAGTTCTATGTTTCCAATCTTAGTTAGCATGTAATTCAAATCAGAAGTAGATCTAGTAAATCCAGATTTACCTCGCGCGTTCAATTCATCTTGCAAACTTTTATTTACTTGCGAATAAAATATTTCGTTACTTGTAGTACTCATCTAGATTTATTGATTTGTTGAATAACTTCATTTATGTTACTGATACTAGGTATACGTAATACAGTATCAGGTGGAACTAAAAATGTTCCTTTTCCAATACCATTTGCTGCAGCAATGACCCACCACATCGTTACATCATTATAAAAATCTACAGCTAATTTATCCAATCGTTCTGCAGTAATCGTTTTTATATATCGATCAGAGTCAGACTCTGGGATCTGTATAATTGTTGTAGATGCTCTACGAATTCCAGATTCGGTTTTTATCTGTGTAGTTGTTTGATATCGGTTCATGATAATTAAATTGTATTTCTATTTATACTATGCGGAAATGCCAGCTTGTGTTGTTACTAAGGAACGTTCGTATAATTCTCGAGCTGCCTCAGCTTCTGCTCTGATTTTTAATGTTTGCTGTATCTGTTGTTGCTCAGTTGTACTATATGCATCGCTTAACCAATTATCATTTCCTTTAATTGGAATTCCGTTATCATCAAAGTTTTTAGCTAAGGTATAGAATCTACCGCCTTTTTCTGGAATCCAATCTGCAATAACTGTTAGTCCCATAGATACACTTATACGGTGCGGCGCTTGCATCATTTCTGGATCATCTTCTATATTCATTTCCCAGGTAGTATCAGAATCAGTTAAATTATATGTTAATGATGTGATAATAACTGGTTGTTGAACAAATAAGTCTCCAATTGTCATACGAAGCCATGGACCAGTTAATCCAATTGTTTTTGTACTATATGAAGGAGCCATATATCCAGCAATTGCATTTAATTTTCGATATATTGGTTTCATTTCATCACGATCGGTGGCATACACTGAAAAATCTAAACTCAATTCTCGGCCATATGAAGAATAATGATAATTTGGATCAGCTCGTCCAATCATCTGCACTGGCGTCCATCCGGCTGTATATGATTCTTGTAATGTAGTTATCGATGCTCTGAATACTATAATATCATCTATAGAATTATCATCACCTGCTACAATAGATGGACCGGTAAAGTAAAATTTTATAAAATCTGATGTTAATCCGGCTTTATCTACAAGTGCACCTAATATTTTTGATGTTGTCTTAGGTTTCCATCGATATGCATCTGGTATCGTTGTTTTACGAAAATCTATAACATTAACTTTATCTCCACGAAACGGTGTTAAACGTTCTATTGTTTTATTAGTAGCCACCCATCCATTCTGTGAATCCCATTTTGTATTAACATTGCTACGAGCTGTAAAATCAAGCTTGGGTGCCGTAACACTTCCGTGGTCTCCCCAACCTTTTCCTTTTGCCCCAACGGCACTTCTGCCAAAAACTATGTATGGGCCAACTGTTGCAGAAAGAGCTGCATATAATACAGCTCGTTTTGATCCATTTAATGCGGCTGCAGTTCCATCTAGTCTAGTTGTTGTTAATATACTCTGTTTAATTCCTGCTGATAATTTAGCTCCAGCCGATCTAAAATCAATCATTGATGCTGGAATAATTCCTGCGGACCACCATGGTGTAGTATCATATGTATTAGATTTTAATCTAATGTAATTATTTGGAGCAACACCAAAAGGAGAACTTGCTGCATTTAAAGCTATAAGTCCAGCTGTCTCTGCAATATTTATTCTCTGCGGAGTACTTAAATTATACGTTGCATTGCTTTGTGTTGCCATATATTAATACAATCTATTATTTTATACATTAATGGTTGCGGTTCTAAATTTAATTTCTCGATCAATCTGCATTGGATCTACATTTACTGTTACTTTAACTCCAGCAAATGCTGTTTGTATGGCTTGAACCAATTTGCCCATATCCATACCACCCCCAGCCAGTGCAGTTGCTAATTTTTTATTTCCATCGATACTAGTGCCAGCAATCATTGTTGAATCATTCACACGCATAAATTTATCAGATGGATGAAATCTTACAATACCATCATTAACAATAACAGCATCTTTGTTATCAACTTTACCCGTACCTACTGTTGGCATAAAACCTTTTAAACGGCCTACTAGCTCTGTTATTTTGTTTACTAATAAATCTACTCCTGGAATTAGTTTCCCTATATTAGTTACTAGGGCCGTATCAGCATTAATTAATTTAGTTAAAGTTTGACTGTATCCTAGGCCGCCTGCAATTACTGCAGATTCGGTTATCTGTCTCGAAAATGACTGTGCTATAGTATCTGCAAATGTTTTAGATTCAAACGGATTATACGTGCCTTTTTTTAAAGCTATTCCGTTATCTACTATACTTTGTAAATACATTGCAGTTCGATCAGCCGGCGGTTTAAGATCATTTTCTTTTGTTTTTAATGCTTGAATAGCTTTTAATTGTTCTGTTGCAACATCACTACCGTCTTTTTTCAATGCATTTTCATATTCCAACTGTATTTTTGCTTGCTGCTCGCCAGTTAATGCATTAAATTGTTCAAATGTTTGTTTTTGTGATGCTGCTAACTTTTTATTTAATTCATATTTTTCTTTTGCTAATACTAATGATTGCACTTCGATTCCTAGAGCATCAGCTAGTGCCTTTTTATCATAATAGCTTCCTTTTTCAATTAAATCGCCTTGAGTTTCAAACAAATCATTCATGACTTCTGTCATCTTTACGCCATCGCCTAATGCTTTAGCTTCTCGATAACGATTTGTTAAACTACGACCTTGTATATCAACTAAACGGCGTCCTGATATTAATTGAAATTCAATTTCCTTTCCTACACTTTGTTCTATATCTAATAAGCTAGTTCCGATACTATCTAGTTCCGCCATTGACATACCCAAAGCTTTGGATTTTAAAACAGCTAATTCTAGATTACCAGGTATTCTGCTATATTCACTTCTGATATCAGCTGATAGACTGCCTATTTCAGTTAATATTGCATTAAATGCTCCAACCTGTCCGGTAGTTGTTTCCCAAAATTTTGCAAGATTTTGAGTGGCAGTTAATTGAGATGCAATATTTTTTCCGGCACCTTCTGTGTATAAAGTATATGCAGCTGCCTGATCTGCAGTTAATCCTTGAAAGTCTTGTAATAATTGTTGTGATTCGAATAATACCGAGTTATAATCAGTTAACGATCCTAAATTTTTTGCCTGTAACGGTAGTATTTTATTTAATGTTGATCTGTATTTATCTAATTCATCTCGAGATATACGTAATGAATTGAGATAGCTGTCAGTTGATTTACTTAATTCGAATGATTGCTTGGTGGTTATACCTAATGTTTTTGCAATTGATTTTTCAACTTCATCGAATAGCGTAACATTTTTTACTAGATTAACTATCTTTTTATTATAGTCTTCTTGCTGTGCCGATAATAATGATAATCCATGCTGTAAGTTTTGGTATGAACCACCTAATAAATCTAGTTGTGCTTTATATGTAGATAATATATCTCCACTCTGTTCTAGACGCTTTTTTAAAGCTTCAAACTCTTGTTTTGCTGCGTTAACATTGGGATTTTGATCTGGACTTTGTTGTCCAGTTCTAGGTAACGTTCGTAATTTTTTAATCAGAGTAGTATGTAAACTGCGGGGCTGCATCAAATTACCTTTTAGTATAAATATTAAAAATACAAATTCTGTATTATTCTTTTGGTGCTAATTTGTGATTGAGTTTACGAATCCAGAAATTTCTTATGTGTATGGGCATATGATACACAGTTTCCCATGTCCAACGACCCGCACCTTGCCATACTATTTCAAATATTTGATCATGCAGTTTAACTGCATCTTCTGGTTTAAGACCAAAAAAGTCTTGAGTCAAATTGAAATCCAGCAGTGAAAGTGCCTCCCGCTTCACTTTCAAATTCCCATTCTTTGATAAGTTCTGGAGTATTATTAGAAATATATTCTCTGAATTTTTTTGCTTCTGCAGCACGAAATCCGTATCTTATAAAATTTTGTATTTCATGATAATCTCGTTTACCATTAACTTCTTTTATAATTGATTCTAGTAAACCAGATACCGAATTTGTTTCTTTTATGCTATCTAAATCTCTAGATGTTAAATACTTAAATTTAATTTTCGTAGAATCAGTTAATACATAATCAAATTCTCCATTTTCATCAGAAATTAAATTAAATTCTTTTGCTTTTAATTTAGATAAATCAATTTTTGTTTGAATGGCTTTATTAGTTCCAGGCTGTGTTACTATAACATCATAATCAGAACCATATCCTAATATTCTTGCATTAATTATAAGACCGTCTTTATCACATGCAGCAATATCACTAACATCAATATCATCTATGATTAGTGCAGCTAGTAATTTTTCAAAAACAATGCCTTCTTTTATATAAGATGCGTTTGTTAAAATATCCTCATCATATGCTGTCATGTATCTCATTTCTACATAACCTTTGCGTAAAGGACTTGATGCTGGGTATACTAACCCTTTACTAGTTAAATGCACTAGTTGCCCAGGTATTTTACTTTGTTGTTTTTGTTCGTATTTTTGTTTTGCTAATTCAATTAGTTTAGAATCTGTAACTCGATCTGTCATTGGCATAATGTTTCCTTTTTTTATAACTTTATTATAAATATTTTAAATGTAGAAAATGGGGTCATTTCTGGCCCCATTTGATATGAAAATAAAATTTATAGTTAACTAGTAACTTAAGAATGCCCAATCATAATTCAATGTAGCTTCAATCATTACTACATCTTCAGATGACCAATCTAATGCTCCAAAATTAACATCTTGTAGATAACATCCTTTTAATTGCCATTCTTCGATAATTTCTCCAAGGCCTGATAATTGTTGCAATGTTATATCTTTTTTGTATTGTGACGAATAACCATCTCTACCAGTTGCAGATTCATGATGTAAACGTACCCATGACATAACAGATTGAGCAGCTGATGGTACAATTGCATCATACATGGTTATTGCGATAGTATTCCATGCAGATTTACCTTTAACTTTTCGTTTAACGTTGATATGATCTAATACAACTTCTCCGTTAGTTAATGATGGTTTGGCAGATGCTTTAATTAAATATGCAGGAACATCTCCAATTGTCATTACAAATTTATGTTGATATTTTGGTTCCCATGCATACGCATTACTCCAAAAATCTTTATTTTGTCCATCGTCAGTATAATCAGTTAGTGGATTTGGTCCATCTAGTGCCTTTGGTAATACTTTGTCTGGTATAACGGGTGAACTTAATTTGGTTGTATATGCAGATGCGTCTTTTTGATAAAATGCCATTGTTATTCTCCTTAATAATATCTTTTATATAAATATAGTTAAAATAAAAAAAGGCAGACCGTAATCCGCCTTTAATTAATTTTTATAAACTACTATTCTGGAAATGCGGCACCTGTTGGTTGAATATTGAAATCTAGAATAATAAATTCAGCCGTACGAGTAGGTTGCAAAAATAATTGTCCATATAAAATATTTTGATCTATTAAATCTGGAGTGTTATTTGTTTCATCCATTATAACTCGGAATGCATATAAACCTTGATTGGTTTTTACACTTTCTAAATACGGATTAACTATATTTTCAAACTGCTTTCTAGTTTGAATTGTATTTTGTTCGAATACCAAGAACCTAGTAGCAGATGCAATATATTTTTTAACTGCTATAAGAAGTCTACGAACATTTACACGATCCAATGCAGATGGTCTAGCTTGAAGTGTTTTCTGACCCCATACTACAACTCCATTATTAGGGAAGTTTGCAATTGGATTCACTCTAGAGCTATACAATGTATCTCTGTAATCTTGATTTAAATTTAAGTAAGGCAATTTTACAGTGGACAACACACCTCGATTTAATCCAGCTGGAGCATACCATGGAGCAGATACACGGTCATTGAAAGCTAATACACCAGGTATAACTACTGAAGGTGGTACCCATGCATCTTTGCTTCCGTTTTGAACTTTTACCCATGGCCAATAACATGCAGTATAATTTGAATCAATAGATTGAACGGTAGTTGAAACTGTGCTAACTGAGTCTGCGATTGTATTTGAATCCATTACGTAGAATGTATCTTGACGATCTTCAACTAAATTTCTAGCAGCTAATGTTACATCCGGATGTATTCTCTCAATGATACCAGGAGTTAACAACATGTTAATATCATAATAATCGGTATTAGCTAATAGTGCAAATGCCTTTTTATATGAAAGCGTACCAGTTGATGTTGCCGAACTACAATCAAATCCAAATGTATTCGAAGCAGCTATATCAGCTCCGGAATTTTTTGGAAGATTTGGACGAGCTCCATCAAAACCTCCTTGAAATGGAACGATGAATCTTCTAGTATTAACAGAAACATTTGCTGTGAATGTGCCGCCAGTTAATGCAGATTGTAATGATCCGCTATATGCTGATGTTGCAGTAGGGAATCCAGCAACAGCTGATTGATTTACATCTCCTAAATAGAAATCAACATTGCTACCAGTAGTTGATGAAGAAGCTGGTGTTGGAGCTAAATAGTTTAAGTTATTAACTACACTAAAATCAAATCCATGAAAATTTACTTTATCATAAGAAGATCCGGCACCTTGCGTAGTTACATATGAAGTTGCAGATAAATTAACACTACCTGATGATGTTGGAATTGGAGAAGTTAATGAACGGAAACCAAATGGGAACAATGTTTTATCGTTGTTCTTTTTAGTTACGCTATCGTCAACAACTACACGAATAAACTGACTTTGATTTGGATATTCACCATTTAGAACTAAATCTCCTGCAGAAGAAACGGTTTGATAACGATCACCAATTACTTTTGCAATATATTGTGGAGAATCAGGATTCAAATTAACACCAACAAATGTTTGTATTATATCTGGTTGTTTATCAGTGTCTGTAGATGAATATGGACTATTCTTAATATTTGAGGTATTAACGCGTCTAACAACTACATCAAATGTTGGCCAACCATCTGGATCCGTTACTTCTGTTGATGTTTTAATATTGCTTATTCCTACCTTTACTTCATAGTTAACTGAGGTACCATGGGATAATGTAGCAAATTTAAATAAATTCTTTGCAATGCTTCCTATTTTTTGTGAAGTAATCCAAGGTGTTTCTGCAACAGAAAAATCAGCTTGAAAATCATAATTTGAAAATTTAACTAATTTAAGTGATACTGCACCTAAGTTATTAAACAATGAAGTTGCTGTTTTATTTTCGTATTGCACATAAACCGGATAATCTGCAGAATATGGATTAATACCAAAAACTTTTGTTACATAGTTATTATCTGAGCTATTAATAGACGCAGATACGCTAGTTCCCGATGCTGCATATAAACTATATGTTCCTGAGCTATAACTTCCATAAGATCCAGAAATTTTAATTTCAAAACTACCAGATGTACCTGAATTAATTACGGAATCAGTAAATATATTTCCTGCTTGTGCTGCAGTAGTTCCGGCAATTTGATAAGTTGGATGAAGTATATGTGTTACAGTTTCTACAGATCCTGATGATGCTACTACAGCTAATATACCGTTTTGATAGTTATAACCATCTTCATATAATAAACGAGTTACAGTAATTACAGGACCACCATTTCTTAAATATTCTTGAACTACCAATGGAACGTAGCTATTTTCAGTAAAAGGACCGAATACCTTTTCAAAATCACCATATGATGAAATTGCCATTGGAACTAGTGCAGGTCCTTTTACTGTAGGTCCTACTACGGCAGCTCCAATTTGACCAATCGCGCCTGGCAAGAACGACTGATCGATTTCATTCGTATACACCCCGGGTGATACAATTCTTTCTGCCATTTATTTCTCCTTTTTATTTATTTGTTAGTTTTATTATAAATATAACCGTAAATTTTCAAAACCTTATGTAGTTATTGATTGATTTAAGATTGTGCAGGAGTAAATGTCCCAGCTTCGATATCAATTTGTCCTTCTCCGTATCGATCTTTTAATTTATCCAATAATTGTTTTTCATTGGCACGAAACAATTCGAATTCTTCTAATTTCTTTTGCTTTTCAGTTTCAATTGAAGTTAGCTGTTTTTTGAGTGATAATTCTTCAATAGTTAAAATTCCAATTGTACTATAATTTTCTTGAAATCTTGTTCGTAATTCTGTGATTGCATTGATATCGTCTGTGTCTAATTTTCTTGTCATAACAGGTTTTTGATTTTTAAATTAATGTTATATAAATAATATATATTAAAT